AGAGCAGCAAATGTGATTGCTGTGAAATAGAGACACCTTGGTTCGTTGTCAGGGCTGACAAAGTAACCTTGTGTCTAACTTGCTATGAGGAAGGCACATGGGATCATCGCAACGCAACAAAGGCAGCTACCATGAAAGATGGTGGGTGCAATGGCTTCAGAATCTCGGCGCGAAAGCGAAGAGGCAACCGCTCAGCGGATCAATGGGCGGCGAGTTTGGTGGCGACATCAAAATCGAATCCAGAGACGGACCAGTAATCGCTGAGTCCAAATACCAAGCAGCCGGTCGAGGCTTCTCTTTTCTAACTAAGACACACAAAGAGCAGCCAGCAGATATCTATCTGTTGAAGCAGAAGTCAGGCCCAGCCTTCATCTGCATCGAGATCAACAACCCACTGGCTGCCAAGTTAATTAGATGGATAGCGGAGGAAAATAACTAACCATCCGCATGCAAGTGTGCAGCAAATGCTTGCGCATCGTCAACCGTTGCCGTAAAGTAGTGCAACAATGCAGTAATGGAGAATGCAATGAACGAAGACCTTTTCGATCTGCCAGCTTACAAGCTGGTACGCCGTAACGATCCATCAACAAGCTATGAAGCAGCAAAGAGTATCGACCCCACCAAAATGCAGAAGGTCGTACTCGAATGCTTGCGCGAAACTGGACCGGCTATCTATGATGAAGTTTTGGTCTGGGCGCGTAGTATGTATGGCGTCGAATCATCATCATCTGTCAGCAGCCGGTTCAATGAGCTTCAAAAGAAAGGCCTGATTGAACTCACAGGCGAGAAGCGCAAAGGACGCAGCGGAAGACAGCAGCGTGAATGGAGAGCCATCTAATGTTTCATCACATAGCAGATGCAATGAGAGCGGACATCGATGATCCGCTCGCCAAGTGGCTGCTTGTGACATTGTGTGATTATGCTAACGACAAAGCCTTGTGTTGGCCTAGTACGTTCACTTTATCTCACAGGACAGGCATGAGCCGCGCAACAGTCGCAAGAAAGTTGAATAAACTTGAAGAGATGGGGCTGATCGCACGACTTGACCAAGGCAAGATGTATTACATCAAGCTGTCTCAGAGTGAGACACCTGTGTCTCAGAGTGAGACACCACCTGTCTCACAGTGCGACACAAAGCTACCAAGAACCAATAACTCTAAGAAGGGAGTGCCGGATGGCTGGCTTCCTTCAGATGAATTGGTGACATCCATCAACAGCAAAGCATCAGTGGAGATTGACCATGAGCATGAAGCCGCTCTCTTCCGTGACTACCACCGCAGTAAAGGCAACAGGTTTGCAGACATCAACGCAGCCTACAGGAACTGGGTCCGTCGTTCTCTCGGATGGCGAACAGAAAAAGGCAGTCGCCCATCTTCTTTCTCACCCCGATCCGCAAGTGGTAACACGCAAAGTGACCGATTTGGTGCATACCTTGATTCCATCGCTGACCCCAAAATACAGTAGCAACTTTGATCTTCTTGGGTTCAGGATCACCGGCAAGGTGCAGGCGGCAGCGTTGACGAAGGCCATCAAAGCCGTCAGTCAATCGCTGCAGCCAATGGATACAGTGCAGTGTGAAAAGCAGATAGCAATGATGCTGCCGCTGCTGACACTGCCGCGTGACCTCGATGACAAGATGCTTTCACTCAAGTCACGCACACTGGCAGCAGAGCTTGCCAAGTATCCAGCTGACATCGTGATGCGGTCTTTCGAGGATGTGAAGAAGACATCGACTTTCTTTCCCAGCTTTGCCGAGTTCTATCGGCATATCGAATGGCGTTATCTGCACAGAAAATATTTGATGGATGCACTGCAGAAATGCATTCCATCTGCAGGATAGCTGTGCAATAATGCAGTGAATCGATGGGGTGTTGATGAGCGGCTTGCTCTGGCCGTTACAGCCTTTACCGTTCCCCATCTTTTTCTCCATGCCTACAACGGTAAAGGTATGAGCAAACAGGTGGGCCGAGTTTGGTAGAGCATCTCGGCCCACCACCATCAACAGGAGGTATGAATGGATAGAAAAGGATTCATCGGGGGGTCAGATATGTACGCCCTCGAACATGGCAACTGGTTTGATCTATGGCAGATCAAGACTGGGCGCAAAGAACCAGACGACCTATCACACATGTTCAACGTCAATCTTGGCAACGAGACTGAACTGTTCAACATGCGTTGGTTCGAGATACAGACAGGCGTCATGGTCGAACAGACACAGGTTGTCGTAGAAAAAAACTGGAGCGGCATACCATGTCGAGGCACGCTCGATGGCATCTGCTCAAATGACAACATCATAGAAGCAAAGCATACATCCAGCTTCAACAGCATGTCAGACATACTCGACAGGTATATGGGACAGGTACAGTTCTACATGTGGCTGGCAGATCGTCCCGCTGCACACCTGTCTGTCATCTTTGGCAACAAATGGGAGACAGCAACAGTCTCACGCAACGCTGCATTAATGGATCAGTATCTTGAGATGATGCATGGCTTTTGGGATTACGTCAGAGCCGACAGTGTGCCACCGACAAATGACATGCCCAAGACTGATTGGTCACAGGTCGAGATCGATGGACTCAAGGTTCGAGATGCCAACAACGACAATCACTTTGTCAGTTTGGCACATGACTATATAAGTACGCTGTTTTCTCACAAGCAGCATGAAAGCATAAAGAAAGAACTACGCTCGATGATCAGAGACGATGAGCGTGAAGTAACTAGCGACTTGGTTAGCATCAAGCGCAGTAAAAACGGCTCCTGCCGTATTGTCATCCACACTGAGGAGGTATCCGATGGCTGAGAAAAAAGAACAAATCGAATCTTTCGATGATGCAATGTTGGCTTTTCAAAAGCTGGCTGTATCCGCAACCAAAGAAGGCAAGAACCCACACTTCAAAAGCACTTACTCAACGCTTGAAGAAGTGATGGCTGCTGCTCGGCAGGCAAACCAGTTCGGGCTGTACTTCATGCAGCCGCTCGATCTAATTACTGTTGGCGAGCAAGTGGTGCAAGTTGTACGCACAGAAATTGTATTCGCCAAGAATGGTGACAAGCGTGTCAGCATCTGCCCAATCCGCAGCAAAGACAATCAAGACCCGCAGAAAATGGGTAGTGGCATTACTTACGCCAAGCGTTACTCTTTGCAAGCAGCATTCGGTTTGCCATCAGAAGACGACGATGGTGAGGCTGGCGCTGGCCGTGTCCGCGATACTGGTGATAGCAAGTTGGCAAAACTTCAAGAGAAGAAGAAGAAGGAGGCATTGTACTAATGGCTTACGAACGTAAACCGAACAAAGGTTCGGCATTCGAACTCGATGACAAAACCGGCAAACTCATACTGAGCGGCCGGATCAACATCCAAGAATGGAAACGCAAAGCAGACGATGAGTATGATCCTCGCATCGTTGTGCTGCGGAACGAAACAGCCAATGGCGACCCTCGCCTTGAGGTGTTCGTGCAGCTTGGCGTACTGTTCCCAGCAGATGAGGAGAAGAAGTACGCATACTCAGGGCCATGCGGCACAGGCAAAATCTTTGCCTACGCTGAAGAAACCAAAGACAAACAGCGGTTTCTAAATCTTAGCATCATGGTCGATGAAGAAGAGACAGAAGAAAAGCAGGGCATGAAGTCAGTCACAGCAGCGGAGTTTGTTGCTGAAAAGAAAGAAGAGGTTGATGACATACCCTTCTAGAGACAGGTGAGGTGGGAGCCACTCCTTATGAAGACAGGCGGGGGGCAATGGGTTTGCCCTCGTCTATATACAAGGCCACCTATGTCTATCATGTCAGGCCCCTCAAGGTTCTCATAGTCTGCATGCTAGGGTAAAATCTGGCTCCGTAATCAGGCATACGATTAAATAGGTGGAACACCCATGCCAAAACTCAAGGCATTAATAATCCCCAGAAACGACGGCATTGCCGTTTCCATTGACGGAAATGTAACTATAGTTGAAATGCAGAGCGAGCAAATGCTCGAACTAGCGTATAGATGCCAGAAAGCTGGGCTTGAGATGCTTAGACAGGAACAGCGAGAAGCCGCATCCGGTCGCAAAGCCGCTTCGCGCGATTAGGGACTTGCTTGTGCCACCTCGATGACTCCATCTGATTGGCAGCCTCTTCCCAATCACCGGCATCAACAGCAGCCTTCATCAACTTGAACTTGGACAGACGAGGCAGCCCAAGATTGAACATCATATTTGCGATGATTTGCTTTGCTTCTTCGGGTAGCGCATCAAAATCTGGATAGAGTTTGACACAGTCAAGACGAACCATGTCTAGATCGCGCTCAAATAGCTCCTGAACGCGCTCATCAGACACAGGTGTACCTACCTCCATCTCATACTCAGGCTCGTCCTGACGGCACAGATGGCCGATTCCGACGGTCTTGAGATTTAGATGATCAAGATACACCTCGTGCTTGATACCTTCATCGATCTCTAGATCCTGACGCAGCTTATCGATGTTCATTTTTTCAGTCCTTTCAGTCCGCGTAAACCAAAGCTCGCCGCTATCGAGGCGTACATGGCCCATTGGAACCACTGCGGCGTAGCACTCAACGCATCGAATCCACGTTCAACATACGGCTGCAATGGCGGGATAAAGCACATAGCAATGATCGCAATGAACAGTATAGTCCATGCTTCATCTTTCCAACTGTCCTTACTGGCTTCGGCCATGACTCGTTCCCAGCCAGCTTCATGTGTAGCAGCAACGCGCATCACTTCAGCTTCCGCTTCAGCACGAGCCACCTTGACCCTCGATGTAGCAGCCTTCTCTTCTGCTTTGCCTTTCAACCAGCCGCCAGCTAGTTCAGCGATGGCAGGAATCAATGCCTGAATCATTTCTCACTCCCAAGCCAGACAGCAAAAGCGCCGGTCATTGCGCCAGTAACGGTGGCCGTCAACGCTGTGGCCTGTGAGGTCATGGCCTCTGGCGGCAACGACATGAACCATTCGATGACGCGGATATACATGAACGTCATCACAAACATCATTAGACGCGGCAAAATCTTCCACGCCAGAAAGCGTTCCATAGTTACTTCCATCACAGTCTCCCTTGATGGTGCAGTATCAGCATAGCCAAAGCGCCAAGAACAGCCAAGCAACACAACACAAAGACAGCAATGATCGTGCCTTCTACGATCTTCTTACGTCGATGTGCAGCAGCAATCTCAGCCTCACGCCTAGCTACCCTAGCCTTAGCTTGAAACCTTTGCCAATCATGCCATAGACCGGGACGGCCTAGGATAATCATCATTTGTTTGAGTTCTTCTTCTTTTTCACGAATCTGTTCGAGAGCCATAAACTCTTCCAGATCGGAACCATTGCCTTTCTTTGCTGCCTTGGATTGCAGCTTTTCTTTAGCGCCAACAAACTCTGCAATGGCACTGCCAGCAGCAGCTATCTCTTTTCCGTTGGATACGGCTTGCTTGATAACTGCAAAAGCGGCATTGGCTGCGGCTAGTTCAGCAAGCATTAGTAAGTCCTTACATCTTTATCTACCAACTTCGGCAAACAATAAGCAGTGATGTGGTGGCCTTGTTTATGCAGTCTCTGGGCAAAGTACACGCAGTCATCAACATCGCGAAAATACATATCATTGCTAGTAAGCCGCTTATCCTCACCAACACCTACGTACACAAACAGCAAAAACACATGGATCATCCATTAACAATAATGCCTATAAGTAACAGGATTGTTGTGCCAGCTGTGCCAATCATGATGTGTTCAATGCGCTTAATTCGCAGGATGGTTTCTTTCCATCGCTCGGCGCAGACTGCCTCATGAGTGTCAATCTGGGCCTGTACAGATGCGGCGGTTGGTTTGCCCATTAGTCAGCATCTGCAACAGTAAGCTTACCAGCAGCAAGTTGTTTCTGTATTTCATCATAGTGGCGATTACCAACGTGAATCGGTACGCCTATTGTTTTGCCATTAACTACTACTTTGATGCCAACTGTATCGCCTCTTTCGTTCTTACAATACTGTGCTGACGTAAACTTAATTTCATCCATTGTTACAACTCCGCATCGAAATCAATGTCAGCATTGAAGCCATATGCAAATGACGCTGTATTTGCTGTAGCAGATGACGACATTGTTGCATTGAGAGTGAACGTCGAATCAGGGTGGAAAAAACTCTGCCATGAACTAACGTTGTAAGTGCCGCTTCCCTGTCTCACGGCGGCAGATGTTGGAAATGTAATTGAAGGCGCGGCTCTCATGACCAGAGGCATATATGCGCTAAAGTTTGTGCCACCAGATGTTGCCCCTGCTATGATGTTCTCTATACCACCACCAGACTTCGCAAGCTGATAGTAATAGCGTTGGCATCTCTTTAAGTTTTCTTGAAACGACAAATGCTCAAACGGTGTGGCTACATCGCCAAGTTCCATCTGCACGCCTGTTAAGAAAAATGTGCGGTCAGTGCTGTCAAAGAAAGAGGTAGTGCCACTGCCTACTTGCTCGTTATTTACAGCAGTATCCCACGTTGTCTGCAATGTTCCGCCAGTGTAGGTCGAGCCAGCGTGTAGATAGAAACGGAGCGACAGGCTTTCAGCATTGTCATCACCTAGTGCGCTGCCACCTGTATCTGCGGGGAATGTGACAGATACCCTGTTCCATGATGTCGTCACAGAAAACTGTGCGCCAATCTGACGGCTGTTGTCACTGTCGTAAATGCCTACAACATACGTCGCTGCTGCATTTGCTTTTACATAAAAAGACACAGTGATTTGCTGTGCATCGCTAGTTCCCTTTGCAAATCGCTGACAGTCTTGTCCTTCAAGCCGTTGCTCAATAAAAAACCTTTCACCGGCCGCAATAGATGTGTCTGCCGTGGTGCAAGCCAGCTTCAAAGAATTTGGGATGCCGCTTGGTCCATCAGACGCTTGTGAGACAGTAAACCTGCCAGCAGAGTTGCCATTGGTATTTAGGTGGAATCGATCGACAAGAAACAAGTCTGACGCACCCTGCCCGGTGCTGCTTGTTCCTCTCTGGCTACAAGCCATTGAACCGTTTATCAGCACATTTCTGTGACTAAATGCGTGTGCGCCAGATACAGTGCCGCTAGAGGTTACATTACCAGCAACAGTTAACGTTGATGCCATATCAACAGCACCGTCAATGTCAACGACATCAAGGTTAGCAGTGCCATCTACATCAAGGTCAGTGCCAACAAATAGCTTTTTAGCTATGCTTACACCGCCCTCAGTTCTAATTGCACCTGTATCACCAGAAGCATCACTTGCATCTGTAGTATCAGTTACATCAATTACACCAGTAAAGGTAGCTCCAGATAAAGAAGCCTTGGCGCTGATCGTGCTAATATTTGACGCCACTGTATTGATGTTCGATGAGTTATTAGCAACCGTTGTTACGTTGCTGGCTATAGCCTCAACTGCGTTCAAATCTGATACGAAATCACTTGTGGCTAATGTATTCAGATCAGAAACAATGTCGCTTGTCGCAAGCGTATTGATGTCAGAAACAATATCGCTTGTAGCAAGAGTGTTTAAGTCACTTACTATGTCACTGGTTGCAAGGAGATTAATATCGCTGACGATATCAGCCGTTGCCAATGTGTTTAAGTCACTAACAATGTCACTTGTAGCAAGAGTATTTAGGTCGCTAATAATATCGCTAGTAGCCAAGGTGTTCATGTCAGCTATTACATCGCTGTTGGCAAGAAGTGCCATGTCAGCAACAACATCGCTAGTGCCAAGCAAAGCCATGTCAGCCCGAACATCAGATGCTGCTAAAAGATTTATGTTTGTTACAGCCCCAGCAACGCTTGTCACATTGCTAGCAATTCCAGCTACTGTAGTAACATTCGATGCTATAGCAGCAAGACCAGATATCGCATCTGTTGCGGTTGTGCCGTCTTCAATATCTGCAAGAGAAGCAATGTCAGCACTTATTGCAGCGAGAGATTGCGTGTCGGCAATAGTTGGCCCAGCTTCAACAGCACCCGTTGTGGCGTTGAATCCAAGCACTTTACCAAGACGATCAGCCTTCAGAGGAAGCTCCATAGACTGAGCTTCGTCTTGATCTTGCAAACGCACAGAACGATCAATCACATCTTTGCGGTCAGCAAACTGTGCTGTGATTTTATCAAGCTCGGTATTGAGTGTGGCTACAGCGAATGGACCAGATGATGGGAAGTCTGTTGTGCGATCCAAATCAATGTCGCGTGTAATGACTACTGTGCTGCCACCACTGATACCAGTAACCTCATTGCCAGAGGTCATGGTCACGCTGCCAGCAGAACCATCTCCACCACTTACAGTGTAGTGAGTAGTGAGTGTTTTCAGCGTACCGTCAACAAAGACGTTGAGATCATCATCATCAAAAAAAGCAAAGCTCACAGTAAACGCAGACTGCGTTGCACCCTGAGAGACTGCATACGATTGACGCGCTACATTTGTACTCAAGCTAATAGTCATAATATTCTCCTACCCATGCAATATGAGATTGTCCACGCACAATTAGTTCCTCCCACCAATCAACACATCTCTTGCGTCATCTCTGATGTAAGGCAACCCAAGAAATGGTGCGTTGTAGAAAAACTCGGCCGAACCCTCATTGTATCGTCCATTAAGAAAGTGATTAGCAGCACGGCCATAAGACAATGCCAATCCAGCCGGTGCGCCGAATGGCTCTGTGAGAGCATCCATCATCCGCTCTTCTTCATTTGGAGATATGTATTTTGGCTTTATACCAAGCACACCCTCTTCTGGCAGCAAGCCAGTATTCACAGCAACAGACAATCCTGTGTAGCCAATGTCACTATAGATACCCATCAGGCCAGAGTGATCAATGACACGCGCCACCAGTTCTGGCGTATCTCTCTTCTCAAACCAGTAATCATTCTTCTTGATGGCAAGCGACAGATAAGACAGCCCGATGAGAGAAATAACACCTTGTATCCTGTGCCTACGATTAGGGTCACGAATTGCATTGATGATCTTGTTGTTTGCACCGAATGCAAAGTTCATGAATGTGAATGGCAGAGTCATAGCTCCGCTTTCTATTCGTACAAGTTGTGCGCCCTTGTATGAGGCTTGCTTGTCAATCTTGTACAGGCTTGGAAATGCTTTGCGCATCATCTGGAAGTAAGCGTTATCACGCATAAACACGATGCCATCAATCATCAATGGCTTGTCAAAGGTCTGAGCCATGATGACGGTGTTATTAGCGTGTGATGCTGTAGCAGCTTGATACCGACGCTTCATTGCTCTTTCAGATGGCGTGCTTGAAGGCCACTCATCTGTATTGGCAAAGAACATGTTCATCGAATCATGCTTGCTGACCGGCATTTTATTGATGTACTCAGACATCTCTTCATCAATGCCATATCTACGCAGATACTCTTGATCGTATTTGGAGAGTTTGCCAGCGCCCCACTTACGAGACATCTGGATGAACTTGTTGTTTACGGCAATCTGATCGAGTGTTTTGCCAGCAAATGTAATTGGTGCAAGCAAATTTGCTGTATAGAAAACCCTGTTACCAAACGTGACAACTTTTTCTGTAGCATTGCCATTGATGCGACGAACACTATCAGACACCATTTCACGACCAGCAATGTTGCGTGTGATATCAAGCAACTCACCAGACACTTGAGCTTCTTTAATGACATTACCCGCATAGCTAGGCGACAGGATTGCAGCTTTGCCAGCTTTGTATGTGTCCATAAAACCATGCGCCATAATGATGGAGCCTGTATCTGTAATAGCAGATGCACCCGCAAGTGGCAGATATGTCCATCCAGTAACACCCTTTGCAGCTTTTGCCATCTGGTTATCAAGCCGGTCAGGATTTCTACGGTAGGTTCCCATGACACGGCTATAGTCACCAATAAATCCTGCCCTTACAGAAGCAATCTTCTTTTCCGATAGGCCCGCCTTCTCCATAACCTCAGTAATATCTTGCAACACTTCATCGATGTTTCTGCCGCCAAACTTTTGCGCAAACGCAATCGACTTACCCATACGATTGAAGTACGAGTACATGGCATCAGGCGTAAGCTGCATGTAATCGACAACCTCCCACTCAGGGATGTTTGTCTTACGATGTGCCAAATGCTTATGACCACCAGAGATTGTCTCTGATGGCACAATGCTTTCTAGATCGTCAGCATCTTCTTCGAGGATACGAGATAGCGTTCTTTCGGCATCTTCTCTGGTGCTTACAGACGCACCCATCTTTGCATCTGCATATTCAACATTGCCGTCATTCAAACGTTGCTTGAAGTAGTGATCCTCAAACTTCTGTGTCAGTCCTTCACGATACTGCTCATCAGCAAGAAGTTTTTCTTTGTTATAGTAAATGCCAAATCTAAAATCTTTGCGCGGCGGGTCAAGCAATGCCTTTTCAAACATATCGATGCGGCCCTTGACCGCTTCCTGCTCGGATTCAAGCGCCTTCAAAAGTTGTGCTTGTTTGCTAGATAGCGTTCCATCTGATCGCCGCTTGGATTCAATGTCAGCAATGGTTTTTGCCTTTGTATCTATACGATCTTGAAGCGTTTTGATTTTGGCTTTAATTTTGTCAGGAGACAGGAAGAGACCATAGTAGGTCGCATCTTCTCCAATAGCTTCATAGATGGGCTTAATGAACTTGATCGCTTCTCGCTGTGCATCAGTGATGCCGTCAAGAGCTTGTCTTTTTAGTGCCGGATTTGGTGCATCCATCAGGATGTATCTGCGGATAGTGTCTGCAAAAAAGTCATCAAACTCTGCTGTAAATGGGCTGTATACACCAGCTATAGACTGCGCCTTGATGCCAACCCCAAGATGTTGCGCATGAAAGTCACGCATTGCCATTTCAATAGCACGAGCTTGCCCCTCATAAGGTAGTGACAACTGAGCAACAGACTGTGTTGCCATCGAACCACGATTACCCTGCAATGGCACAGATGAATTGTAGGCAAGATCAACAAACGCCTTTTTTACCTCTTGCGGCAAAGATGGATCAGACAATGCACGCTGAGATGGACTACCTAGAAGGTTACCTACAACAGCGTCATAATCGCCGCCAGACTGCCCTACATAGCCGTCATCGAGGTTTGTGGCATTCTCCCCCCATATATGCTTGATCTGCTCTCCACGGGCTAACCTACCCACTTTCTTGGCAGATGATTCAACAAATGGCCGCAAGTAGCTTGCGCCTTTGAATGCACCGCCAAGAAATCCACTTATAGCTGTAGATGATGCAATGTTCATTGCTGCTTCATACTCTTGATCAGCAACAGCAAATGGCGCACGACGCGCCTCACTAGCAACACCATAACCAAAACCAAGTGCAGCAGTACGGCCAGTTGCACTAAGAACAGTACGACCAAGACCTACAGCATTGAGGCCGGGGACAAATGTTGTCAGAAACAAAGGATCAGTAATTCCACCAGCAATCGCAGCAGACCAATGGCCTCTCGCTATTACCGACCGGCGTTCATTTGAACGAGCTACGCGCTCTTTAATGTAAGCAAAATGTTCTGCATTTTTAGCTCTGACTAAATCTTCATAGAAAGGAAGATCAGCGTCAGTCATGCTTTCAACAGGATTATATCCTTGTTCACGCTCAATCTTGCCAAACTTTTGAAACTCATCAACGGACTCAATCAATGGCATGTTGTTGTAAGCAACATTAGCACGCCATGCTTCGGCCCAAGTCGGGTCTATAGCTTCATTGATAAACCCCGGTTCTGCCGCAATGAAAAAATCTCTACGCCCAATATCCATCAGCGGAAACCTCTAGCCTCGGCAGCAAGTTTGTCCATATCGCTAGACTCATCAATCCGTGCATCTGTAACTGCACGTTCAAAGCGCAGTCGTGCCTCAAATGCCTCAAGAGCATCCTCTCGCAACTGTGCTCTATCTTTTTTAGTTTGAGCCGCTCTATATGCCAGCACTGGGTTTGATGATGCAATCAAAGGCTCGCCATTGACCATCAATGGGATGCCATCTTGATCAACAATAACATATGAAGGGAGAACGGGTCCTTCTCGTGGATCAGGAGCAAGAAAAGCATTCACACCAAAAGTGTATTGATCCCTTACTTCTTTAGGCAGACGTGTGAACTGTTCTGCCGCAGATGTCAAAAATGCTGTCATCTCATCAGGATCAGGAAATGCTGCTTCTGGGGAAAATCTAGTGGGGAAATTGCCAAAGGTTATTTTGCTATCAACAAACAAATCCTTGGAGGTGCGCTTCAGAATCTTTGCAGCCTTTTCATGGCCATGCATGATTACAAGCTCATCTGCATAGCTTTCCATAAAAGCGAACTGTGCTGAATCATTGCGATCCATACCTGTCGATTTATAGATAAACTCTGCAAGCCCACCTTCCTTGATGCCTGCTTCTTTCATTTGTGTTTTGATAATGCTGTTGCGTGTAGCATCAGGCATTTGCTCGATCTCTGTGTACTTGGCAAAGAATGCATTAGTATCCATTGTGCGAACAGAGTTCGCATAAGCATCCATTGTATTCCAGAAGACAACAGCGTTATCTGAAAGACCTCTAGATGTTCTTTGCTGGAAGCCACCTTGATTGGTGATGGTGGCTTGCCTGTACACATTTGTAAGTGTGCGCAACATACTCGGATCACGAGCAACAATGTCTTGTACAATAGCTCGATCACCTAACAGGTCTATCATCGACTGAGGCATACCACCTCTACCAAAGATAATTTGTCGAATAGGCTCAAGGTCTTCTCGCTCAAACCCGGGGCTGCCATCCTTTTTCTTTTGAAGAATTTCAGGCATCAATCCACCTAAAGCATATGCATCTGGAAAACCAGCATATGTCAGATATGTTTGTGCATCTGTACCACTTACAGGTCTACCTGATTGAATCGTTTGTGCAATCCTTTCAAGATTACGAGAAGCCTTATTAGAATTAAATATCTCCTCTCTATTGCCTTCAATCACTGCAAGTTTCGATGCCAAAGCATCTCTAACGCGAGCCATGCCGGGACGCTGTAGAAATGCATCATTAAAGCCAAGTTGATCGAGGTTAGCCGCAACAGCTTCTGGCAAACTACTTACGTTACCCTTACGCAAAGCATCCTGCACATATCGCATGTAATTTGTAACAACGCTTTCAGCAGTATATGGATTCTGTGCCTGATGAAATGCTTCTAGTTGTGTTGCTAGATTTTGTACTTGCCCACCATAGAAAGCAGTGCGTACACGATTCTTTAACTCCGGTCCTTGGGTTACACCAAGTCTGTCACCATGCTTAGCAACAAGTTGATCAATCCTGCCGCCATCTCTTATCAGTTCATTGAAGCGAGCATTGGCAAATGCTGATGTTTGCCCTGCTGCAGTCAGAACGCCGATTTCATCGATTTCTTGTGTAAGGTTTGCAAACGAGTTGTTGAAGTCCATACGGTCTTCAAACTCCAACTTATCTGCTGTAAGTGCAGCAACATTCTGTCCTGCATAGGTAAGACCAATCTCGCGTGCTTGCTGTGAATATCTGCCAGCATTCTTGACTGTCTCATTGATATATTCTGTGTACGCAGTATCAAACCCATCTGGGTCATTTTGATAATCATTGCGCAAAGCTGCTGCGCGATTTTTCATATCAAGATTTAGTGACTCAACGTAGCGCCTATCCACAATACCTTGTGCTGATCTGGCTGCTACAGGGGACAATCCAGATGGAATAGGCTTAATAACGAGATTTTGTTTTTCATCTCGTATCTGCATCGAAAGACCAGCTTCTTGACCAACCTCCTTCTGGTTGATGACTTCTTGCTCATACGATGCTTTGAACATAGCATCGCCAGCTTTCGCCAATGCTTGTGCAGCTTGAACGCCAGCAGTCGATGGGCGAACAATGCCAATCGGTTTATTGAATACAGG